GGGGCAGTGGTCAGCTCGTAAGGCACAAATGTTAGCTCAGCAATATAAAAAATCCGGCGGGGCCTATAAGTGAAGAAACCGCAAGAGTCCTTGAAAAAATGGGGTGAGCAGAAATGGCGCACCTCAGACGGATCTCCGTCAAAAGGAAAGAAGCGGTACTTACCCGATGCAGCATGGAAAGCGTTAAACCCTGCGGAAAAAGCAGCTACCAATAAGGCTAAAGCTGCCGGTAACAAAAAGGGTAAGCAGTTTGTGGCACAACCTAAAAAAGTAGCAAGCAAAACTAAGGCGTACAGAAAATGACCACATCCGGCACCGCGACGTTTAATTTAGATATTGCCGACCTCGTAGAAGAGGCTTTTGAGCGCTGTGGTGCGGAGCTTCGCACGGGTTATGACTTACGTACTGCACGTCGGTCTTTGAATCTGTTAACGGTCGAGTGGGCTAATCGTGGCATTAATTTGTGGACGATCGACCAAGGCTCAGTGACGCTTATTCCGGGGCAGTCTACGTATGACATCCCTGCAGACACGATTGACCTAATGGATATGGTGATCCGCACAGGCACCGGGCAAAATCAAACCGACATCAACATTAGTCGCATCGCAGAACCCACATACGCCACGATCCCCAACAAGAACGTGCAGGGTAGACCAATCCAAGTATGGATTCAGCGACTGAGGGACAACCCTAAGATTACGATATGGCCTACCCCTGACCAATCCCAGCCTTATACATTTGCGTACTGGCGGCTACGCCGTATTCAGGATGCTGGTAACAGTGGAACGCAAACGATGGACATTCCGTTTCGTTTCCTAAACTGCATGGTTGCAGGACTTGCGTATTACCTGTCGATGAAAATCGTATCGGTAGACCCCGGACGTCGCGCAGAGTTAAAGATGGACTATGAGCAACAGCTAGAAATGGCTAGCGATGAGGATCGTGAGAAAGCGCCACTACGGCTAGTTCCTCGTGTGTCGTATTGAGATAATTAATGCCTAATCAATTTGCTTCCGGTAAACATGCAATAGCCGAATGTGATCGGTGCGGGCAGCGTTTCAAGCTAAAACAGTTAAAGGCATTGACGTTTAAACGTACTCAAACCAACATACTGGTGTGCCCGGAGTGTTGGGAGCCGCCACAACCGCAAGTATTTTTAGGTGAACGCCCAGTAAATGACCCACAAGCGCTACGCAACCCCCGTCCTGAGAAAGGGTATATTGTGGGCGGTGTAGGGGTAGACGGGGATCTGACAGGCGGTAGTCGAGTGTTTCAGTGGGGCTGGGCCCCTGTTGGTGGAAGTAGGGATGGCGGTTTAACGCCAAATAATTTAAACTTACGTATTAGCGTTGGCACTGTTACCGTGTCAGTCACTTAGGGGTTACCATGAAAGAGCAAATGAAAAAAGTCGCCAAGTCCGCCGTCAAGTCCCACGAGGATAAGATGCATAAGGGCGCCAAGAAAATGGCTAAGGGCGGCAAGACAAACGAAATGATGAAGACCTACGGTCGTGGTATGGCTAAGGTGATGAATCAAAGGGGTAAATAATGGCCAAGTTCAGCCAAAAAGTTATGGGTAAAGAAATCGGTGACGCTAAAGTTTACGCCGAGCCCCACACAATGCAAGGAGGTCCTGTGAACCTAAAAGCCGTTATTAGCAAAAAGCCAGACCCAAACACGCTAGCATCTAAAGATGTAACCCGCAGTACTCCTGCCATGCGCGTGAGTGTTGGTGATCCCGGTCGCAATGATGTAAAAACCTCTGGTATGCGGGTGCGCGGTACAGGTGCGGCGATTAAGGGCACTATGTCACGCGGGCCTATGGCTTAAGATGAATTACGCAGAGCTCACCGCCGCAATTACTTCGTACTCGGAAAGTGATGAACAACTGTTTGTCGAGAATATTCCCACGTTCGTAAAGATTGCTGAGCAGAAAATATATAGCTCCGTGCAGTTAGCCTATTTGCGTAAAAACGTGACCGGGTTTATTACCAATAACAATGAGTATCTCTCAACCCCGAGTGATTTTCTATCTGTCTACTCCTTGGCGGTGGTTGATGCTAGTGGTAATTATGAGTACTTAATCGACAAAGATGTTAACTTTATTCGTCAAGCATACCCTAGCCCAAATGATCGAGGCATTCCTAAGTACTATGCGATATTTGGACCCACAACAACTGATACGCTTTTACCAGCGCTGACAAATGAAATATCACTTATATTGGGCCCAACTCCTGACACAACATATACCGCAGAGCTTCATTACTTCTTCTACCCTGAGTCAATCGTTACTGCTGGTACAACTTGGCTTGGTGAAAACTTCGATTCAGCTCTTTTCTACGGTGCTATGCGGGAAGCCTCAATCTTCCAAAGACAGGAAGCAGACGTAGTAGCTAACTATGAAGCCAAGTACAATGAGGCTATGTCGCTCTTGAAGCAGTTAGGTGATGGCAAACAGCGCGTCGATGTATATCGTAGCGGCCAAGTAACATATCCGGTGAAATAACCATGGCATTTGTTGGAAACTTTACGTGTGACACATTCAAAACTGCATTGCTTAACGGTGATGTGGATTTTAGTGCTGGGGTGTTTAAACTGGCCCTGTACACAAATGCCGCGTCGCTTACAGCCTCTACCTCCGTTTACACAACAGATGGTGAAGTAGTGAGTGCTGGGTACACCGCAGGTGGTGAAGTCTTAGTAGCTTCTGTAAATGCCTTAGATGGTGTATCTTTTGTTTCGTTTGGTAATGTTTCTTGGTCTGGCGCTATCACTGCTCGGGGTGCCTTGATTTATAAAGATGGTGGTACAGCAGTGTGTGTGCTGGATTTTGGTTCAGATAAGATATCTACAACGACGTTTACTGTAGAATTTCCGCCTGATACCAACACCTCAGCAATTTTACGTATTCAATAGGAGTTTTAAATGTTTAACGAACAAGCAAAGTCTGTAGATGTCGTCGGCTCAGGTTTAGAGTGCGGTACCGCATCTACACAACAAATTAAAGGTGGCGGTATATTTACACTTGAGTGTTTTGACCCCGCGGGGAACCTTAAATGGACAGCAGAGAAGCATAACTTAGTTGTGAACGTCGGGTTAAAAGACATGAACGACAAGTACTTCTTGGGCTCTAGTTACACTGCCGCGTGGTATATCGGTCTATATGGGGCATCTGCAACCAACGATCCTGCCGCTTCTGATACAGCCGCAACACACGCAGGTTGGACAGAGGTCACAGCGTACAGCCAAGCAACACGCCCAGTGTCAACATTTTCCGCCGCAACAACAGCCGACCCCTCAGTGATTACAAATGCGGCTAACGCGGCTCAGTTCTCTATTACTGGCACTACAGTAGTAGGTGGCGCGTTCTTGATTAACAACAACACCAAAGGTGGTACAACTGGCGTTCTATTTTCTGCGGCGGACTTCCAAGCCCCGGGTGACCGTTCGGTTGTGAGTGGCGATATCATAAACGTAACGTACCAATTTAGTTTAAACGCCGTGTAATTCTTGAGTAAATAAATTGGAGTAGTACGTTGCCAACATTTGAAGCCCTTATATCTGAGTCAGCTAGTGCAAGAACTATTCGAGATATAGGCGGTGGATTCTCGAGCGGTGCGTTTTCTTCAGGGCCTTTTGATGCGTTAGGTAATATTACTAGGGCGGTATCGGGCGACACCTTATTCACTAATATTGTGGCTCAAAGCTCGGTGGTGGATGTAAGTTTTGTGCTCGATGCGGCGAGAAGTGTCGTTGTGTTTAACAGTGCGTTTACAGACGTAATAAGTGGATTTGATAAAATCTTTACGCAGACGCAAGTCAACTCAAGTGTGCAAGCCAGCGCTCAAGTTTTAGATAGCGCGAGTAGTATATCGACGTACCTTGCTTCTGTTTTAAACTCGGCAACGGTATCGGACTTAATTGTTGGCTTACCAGAATACTCAGGACGGGTGTTTGATGGCGCTAGTGGTGTTGAAGTAACCTCTGCGACGGCGTATTTCGGTGCTAGAGTTAACGAGGTTGCCATTCCAATAGATGTTATTTTCACTAACTTTACGGTAAACGCGGCGGTTGCAGAATTGATTCAAGGTGTAGATAGACCCTTTGCACAGACCACAGTGTTTTCGTTCTTGGCGAGCTCAGCGTCCTATTCTGATATGGTTATGGCCCGATTACAATGGGAGCCTATAAACACAAACGCCTCCGCTGTGGTTGATTGGAAACTTATAAATACTAGTATATAAGGAATTATTATGGCGTTAATTGTCAAAGACCGTGTCAAAGAAACAACCAGTACATCTGGTACAGGCACCATTTCGCTTTTAGGAGCAACGGTAGGCTTCCAATCATTCTCAGTTATCGGGGATGGTAGTACTACATATTACGCGATTGTTGATGCCTCAATAGGTGCGTGGGAAGTTGGTGAGGGCACATACACCCTGAGTGGTTCAACGCTACAGCGAAATGTGGTTTTAGAGTCGTCTAACGGCGGTTTATTGGTTAACTTCTCCGCCGCAGTTAAAGATGTATTTGTAACCTACCCCGCAGAGCAATCCGTAACCCAAGATGGCCTGTTAGCCGACATCGGCACAGACCCAAACCAGATACCACTGAATCAGTTTTTAGGCACGATGGCTTATCAGGATTCAATTGCTGTTGCAGTGACAGGCGGTACGCTAACAAATGTTACGTCAAGTGGTTACTCAATTCAACTAGCTGTCACAGCGATTACTACTGCTGGCTCTACCACACTTACTATTGCACAAATACAAACGTTAATTGCTACTGTCACACAGACAGCCGCAGTTACTTTGGTCTTGCCTACAGGCACGTTAACAGACGCAGGTGTTTTAAATGGTCTAAGCGCGGTTGGTACAGCCTTGCGCTGGACTGTTATTAATCTAGGTTCGGCCTCAGGTGCTGTCACGATGTCAGGGGGCACAGGACATACTTATGTTGGTAACGCCACGGTAGCCATTGCTACATCGGCCCGATTTAAAACGGTTAAGACAGCGACTAACACGTTTGTTACTTACAGGATTGCATAATGTCTATTAAAAACAATTTTCCAAGTACACGCCCATCGTTAATCGCTGACTTTCGTAACAGCGAAACAGTAGACCCGCGTATCGTATCAGCACGAGCCTCTACAGCGACATTTACAGATCAGTTCGGTGTTATCCAGA